TTTATGCTGTAAAGACATCTGCTGTGTCATGTCGATAAAATGGGAAAATATAAACATGGCTCAAGCCGTATTTACAATCAAAGACCATTCTGACATTACTAAAACAATCTCATATCTGCATACGAATTACACCAAAGCTAATTTTGAGAATAAGCCACTTGTAGTGACGATTAAGCCTGAAACCAAAGACAGAACTAAGGATCAGAACCGCTTGTATTGGCTTCAATTGCATTTTGTAGAGAAACAAACAGGGCAGGATGCTGATTCACTTCATGAAATAGTAAAAGGCAAATTCGTTACTAAAATTCTCATGAGAGATCGGGATGGTTTTGCTGAGATGGTTGAGGCAATTCGTCACTTGAAAGCTGTTGGCAGTAAAGAATACGAATCAATAGCGGCAGGCGTTTACAAACTAATAAGCACAACAATTTTAGACACAAAGCAATTCACTGATTATTTAAAACTGATTGAAGCCTACATGTTGTCTGAATTGGGGATTATGGTCCCAGTTCCAGATGATCTTAAATATACACTGGAATACAAAGATGGTGAATAATGTCAAAAAGCATTAACACTTGCACCCCTATAAAAAGGGTTGCAACAGTTGATTTAATTCCTTATGCAAATAACAGTCGAGTTCATAGTGATGAGCAGGTTAATCAGATTGCCTCAAGCATTAAAGAATTTGGCTTCCTAAACCCGATCATTGTTGATGGTGATAATGGCATCATTGCAGGTCATGGGCGTGTCATGGCTGCGAATAAACTAGGTATTAAAGAACTACCTTGCGTAGATGCAAGTCATTTATCAGAAGCACAAAAGAAAGCGTATGTGATTGCAGACAACAAGATTGCGCTTAATTCTGAATGGGATAATGAGTTATTGCGTGTTGAGCTTGATGGTCTGCAAGAGCTTGAGTTTGATTTATCGCTTACGGGATTTAATGAGGATGAGCTTGGCGATTTATTGAATGTGGAGTTGTTGCCTGAATACGAAGAAGATGCGGATGGTGAAGTTATTGAACCACCAGCAGAACCAAAAACCAAAGAAGGTGATGTTTGGGTTTTAGGAAAGCATCGTTTGATGTGTGGGGATAGTACGAGCATTGATGCTTTAGAAAAGTTATGCAACAACCAACTTGTTGATATGTGGTTGACCGACCCACCGTATAACGTGGCTTACGAGGGTAAGACCAAGGAAGCATTAACAATCAAAAATGACTCAATGAGTGACGATGATTTCCGTCAATTCCTTAGAGATTGTTATGTTGCTGCTGATGCAGTCATGAAGCCTGGTGCTGTTTTCTATATCTGGCATGCAGACTCGGAAGGTTATAATTTCCGTGGGGCCGCAAAAGATGCAAATAGGAAACAAACAACTATACTGGAATTTGACAAGCCAAGTAGAAATGGTGAACACCCAACCATGAAGCCTGTCGATCTATTTTCATATTGTTTACTAAACAACACAAAGGGCGGCGACATTGTTTTGGACAGTTTTGGAGGGTCTGGAACAACCATAATCGCTTGCGAGAGAGATGGGCGTGTTGGCTACCTCATGGAACTCGACCCGAAATACTGTGATGTAATTATCAACCGTTGGCAGACCTTAACAGGCAAAGAAGCCGTACTCGAAGGCACAGGAGATAAATTTAATGATCTCTAACCACAAACTGTCTAAGCCGTGTAAGGTGTGCGGATGTGAATATCAGTTTCAATCACGAGCATCATGTGTTGATTGTCATAAGAAAAAATCAAAGTCTTACTACCAACAAAACAAAGAGAAGTGCCAAGCTTTAGTTAAAAATTGGGCGGAGAAAAACACAGAATACAGAAAGCAGTATCGCAGAGCGTATTATGAGGTTGAGGGGGTTTAGTGTGGCTAGACCAAAAAAAGAGATTGACTGGGAAACAGTGCGTAAACTTTGTGCTATGCAATGCACAGGTGAAGAAATTGCTTCGTTTCTCAATATGGATTACGACACACTTCAAAGAGCCGTAAAGCGTGAATTTAACATGAGTTTTGCGGACTACTTTAAAAAGAACTCAGCTCACGGAAAAATATCACTTAGACGCAAGCAGTACGAAGTTGCAACGTCAGGCAATGTGCCTATGTTGATTTGGCTTGGCAAACAATACCTTGATCAAAAAGATAAGCAGTCGAATGAGCATTCAGGTCCCAACGGTGGTGCAATTGATTTAAGTTTAAAGGTGGTATTCGAAAATGATGGAGAAACGAGTACCGAGTAAATTTAAGCCGCTTTATACACATCTAAAAAACAACAAACTGTTCTATGTGTATCACGGTGGTCGTGGCGGTGGTAAGTCATGGGAGATTGCAGACTTTTTGCTGATTGAAGGTGCAAAGAAAAAGCACCGCATTTTGTGTTGTCGTGAAGTGCAAAAGTCAATTAAGCAGTCTGTGCATAAGCTCTTATCAGATCGTATTGCCGCATTGGGCTTAGGTCACTTTTATCAAATCTTAGAAACAGAAATACGTGGCATAAACGGCACTGAATTTAGCTTTGCCGGCTTGCTGAATCATACAGTTGAATCAGTTAAGTCATTTGAGGGCGCAACAATCACATGGATTGAGGAAGCACAGACAGTGAGTGCTTTCTCATTGTCTATTTTGATTCCTACGGTTGTTCGTACTTCTAAGCCGATGGTTATCATGTCAATGAACCCAAAGCTACCAAGTGACGCTGTGTATTCGCAATACGTGCTTGGTGGGCGTGATGATACAACTGTGGTACAGATCAATTACACTGACAATAAAGAATGCCCATCTGAGTTGATTGCATTAGCTGAACAGATGAAAGCCGACGACTACGATCAGTACGAGCATATCTGGCTGGGTAGACCTAAAGAGATTGCAGATGGTGCAATCTACAAAGCTGAGTTTGAGCAGATTAAGCGTGAAAACCGTATCTGTAAAGTTCCGCACGACCCTAATTTAGCTGTTTATACATCATGGGATTTGGGAATTCTTGATCCTACAGCAATTTGGTTTTTTCAGATTTACGGCAAAGAAGTTCGAGCGATTGATCATTATGAAGCGAACAATGAGCCGTTGGCGCATTACGCTCGTATTCTTGATGAGAAAAAGCAGCAGTATAGCTACAACTACGATAAACATTTTGCACCACATGACATCGCAGCACGTGATTTATCGAGTGGCGTGAGTCGTGAGCAAACAATGGCTAATCTTGGCTATCGAATGAATAAAGGCGCAAGACTTGGTGTTGAAGATCGTATCGAAGCTACGCGGCAATTCTTAAAAAACTGTTGGTTTGATGCTGAAAACTGTAAACACGGTATTCGCGCATTACAAAACTATCGTCGTGAATTTAACGACAAATTGGAGCAGTTTAAGGCAACGCCTGTGCATGATTGGGCTTCACACAGCTCGGATGCATTCGGTGAAGGTGCAATCAATATCAATAAAATGTGCCAACCGCAACAAGTAGAAATTAACCCAATCCCAACAATCAATCGTTGGTAATCAAATGGAGTCAAGTCGTGACTGATAAAGCAGATCGACTTGCCAAAATCCACGAAACCGCAAAGAAACAATTTGATAAAGCTCAATGTGCTGTTGCTGATGAACGTCAACAGTGCTTAGAGGATCGTCGTTTTTATTCTATTGCTGGCGCTCAATGGGAAGGCAAGTTAGGCGAACAGTTTGAAAATAAGCCTAAATTTGAAGTCAACAAGATTCACTTGGCTGTCATTCGTATTATTAACGAATATCGCAATAACCGCATTGGTGTGAACTTCATTAGCAAAGATGGTGTGAGTAATGATGATTTGGCTGATACCTGTGCAAAGCTTTATCGTGCAGATGAGCAGGACTCAGGTGCAGATGAAGCCTATGACAATGCGTTTGAAGAAGCGGTGGGTGGCGGCTTTGGTGCTTGGCGTTTACGTGCTGAATATGAAGATGAGGACGATGAAGAAAACGAGCATCAGCGAATCAGAATAGAGCCTATTTTTGATGCTGATACATGTGTTTTCTTTGACCCTGATGCAAAACGTCAAGACAAGGCAGATGCAAAATACTGCTTTGTTCTAACCTCAATGTCATGTGATGCATTTAAAGAAGAATATGGTGAAGATCAAGACCCATCATCGTGGGATAAGAGCATTAGCAAAAGTCACTTTGATTGGTCCACCAAAGATTCTGTGTATATCGCTGAATACTACAAGGTCGAAAAGGTTAAAGAGAAGATTCATATTTTCCGCTTAATTGATGGCTCTGAAGAACGATATACAGCAGAACAACTTGAAGAAGATCAAAGCATTCTTGATGAATTAAATGCAACAGGTGCGCAAGAAGTTCGTGTTCGAGATTTTGAGCGCAAGCGTGTTCGCAAGCTCCTTATGTCTGGTCTTGGTGTTCTTGAGGATTACGGCTATATCGCTGGTCGTCATATTCCAATCGTGCCTGTGTATGGTAAGCGTTGGTATGTTGACAACGTAGAGCGTTGCATGGGTCACGTACGGCTTTGTAAGGATGCACAGCGACTTAAAAACATGCAGCTATCTAAGCTTGGAGAAATCAGTGCGCTTTCTAGTGTTGAGAAGCCAATTCTAGCACCCGAACAGGTTGCTGGCGTTCAACACATGTGGGCGAATGACAACATTGAGAACTATCCATTCCTATTAGCTCATCCACTTAAAGACGCAATGGGTAATGTTGTTGCTCAAGGTCCAGTGGCTTACACCAAGCCGCCAAACGTACCGCCTGCAATGGCTGCCTTGCTTCAAGTCACTGAACAAGATTTATCGGACATTCTAGGTAATCAAGAGTCGGGTGATGAGATTGTTTCCAATACCAGTGGTGTTGCAATCGAGATGATTCAAAACCGTTTGGATATGCAGTCTTTCATCTACATTTCTAACTTTGCCAAAGCGGTGCGCCGATCTGGTGAAATTTGGCTGTCTATGGCTTCTGATCTTTATGTCGAAGATGGTCGGGCGATGAAGACAGTTGGGAATCAGGATGAGATCGACTCAATCGAGTTATTTAAGCCTGTTTATAACCCTTCTTCTGGTGAAGTTGAGCATACAAATGACTTAACCAAAGCTAAGTTTGATGTATCAATCGACATTGGACCAACATCAACCAGCAAGCGCAATGCAACGGTTCGCTCACTGACCAACATGCTTCCTTTAGTAGCTGACCCAATGGATCAACAAGTGTTGTCATCCATGATTATGATGAACATGGAAGGTGAAGGTGTTAGTGAAGTCCGTGAATATTACCGCAAGAAATTATTGCGTATGGGTGTTGTAGAGCCAACCAAAGAGGAAGCTCAGCAACTCGCACAAGAAGCTCAGAATCAACAGCCTGATGCAAATACGCTGTATCTGCAATCCGAAGCTGAAAAGAATAAATCACTCGCAATTAAAGCACAGGCAGACACTGAGCTTGCGATAGCAAGAGCAGAAGAAACCAAAGCCAAAGCAATAGATTTAATGACACGCCTAGATATGGATGAGCGACAAGCAGTGCTTGAAGCAATCAGTCAACTAGGTATGCAACCACAACAGGCAACCGTTCAGCCTATACAGAACGAGGAAATGCAATATGTCAATTGAAGACCTGCGCACAGAACTGGATGAAGAAGACAACATCGACCCGATTGAAGACAATCAGGAAGATGAAAGTCAGGAAAATCCAGAAAAAACCCAAGATGAAGCAAACCAGTCCGATGATGAGACGTCTGAAGATGAAGAGTTTGTTATTACAGCGGGCGATGAAGAGCCAAAGCCATCCGATGATGATGACTTTAGCGGCAAACCAGCGCCAATATGGGTAAAAGACCTTCGCAAAAAAGAGCGTGAAGCACGAAAACGCATCAAAGAGCTAGAAGCTCAGGTGCAACAGGTTAAACCAGCTGAAAAGCCGATTGAAGTTGGACCAAAGCCAAGGCTTGCCGACTTTGATTATGACGAAGATGACTTTGAAAGCGCAGTTGAACAATGGCATGAGCGTAAACGTCAAGTTGAACAGCAGCAAGCAGCAAAGCAGGCTGAAGAAGAAAAGGCTAATCAAGCATGGCAGACCAAAATGCAAAGCTATGAAGAGCGACGTCAAAATGTAGCATCCAAAGTTCGTGACTTTGAGGAAGTAGAAGAAGCTGCAAAAGACAAACTCACAGCAACCCAACAGGGCATTTTGATTCATGCTGCTGAAAATCCTGAATTGATTTTGTACCACTTGGGGAAAAATCCAAAGAAAGCGCAAGAGCTTTCTGAAATTACAGACCCAATTCAATTCGCCTTTGCTGCGGCAAAACTGGACTCTCAAATGAAAATCCAAACTCGTAAACCATCAACTCAACCAGAACGAAAACCTAGCGGATCGGCTGGTTTGTCTGGTGTGGTAGATCAAAAGTTAGCGCAACTCGAAGCGAAAGCAGCGAAAACTGGTGATCGTACCGAGCTGATTAAATACAAAAAATCTCTACAGAAATAAGGTGAATACTTATGGCTACAAGCTTTACTAAACAAGAACAGGTGATGTTTGATGATGTGATCGAAGGCTTTGAAGACCTACTTGTTATTGCAAAGGGGGCTGAACTATACGACCCATTAACTGCTCAAGAAGCGGTGAATGCACGTGATAAGTTCTGGATTCCTGCACCAATGATTGGTGCGTCTTACGATGGTTTCGACCAGACTGCCAATTTTGATGGCTTGACTCAGTTAAACGTGCCGGCATCAATTGGTTATCACAAATCAGTACCTAAAACACTTTCCTCTAAAAACCTACGCAATGCTTATGCAATGGATCAATTCGGTAAGGCGGCAAAGCAGAAACTAGCTTCTGATGTGAATACTGCATTGTTCCGTACCGCAGCATTGTTTGGCTCGATCGTGTCAAAGCGAACAGGTGCAGCAACTGGTTATGATGATGTTGCTGACATTGACACTCGTATGACTCGTATTGGTGTTCCTGCTGATGGTCGTATGGCGTTCTATTCGCCTTCTGCTATGAACGCAATGGCAGGCAATTTAGCAAGCCGCTCTGAAGACTCAGCTCGTTCTAAAAATGCTTATGAAAAAGCCATGATTCGCCATGACGTGGCAGGCTTTGAAGTATTTAAAAACGATCAAGAGGTTCGTTTAACTGCGGCAGCTGGTGGTGCTACAACTGTGAATGGTGCAAACCAACGCACTATTCCAGCCGCAACCACTACATCAGCAGGTCTTGAAGAAAACAAAGACAATCGCTATACAGATTTAGTGGTGACTTCGGCGGGTTATGCCGGCATTCAAATCGGTGATGCCTTTACTATTGCGGGTGTGAATGAGGTTCATTTGATCACCAAGCAAGACACCGGATCGCTTAAAACTTTCCGTGTGGTGGATAAGCCGGCAGCAAATACACTTCGTATTTATCCTGCGATTATCGACCCGACCGAAGGCTCTATTGCTTCGAAAGAATATGCGAACGTGACCAATGCTCCAGCAACTGGTGCTGTATTAACTTGGCTAAATACTGTTGCTGCACCACTTAACCCATTCTTCCGCAAAGAAAGCCTGATCTTGATTCCGGGTACTTTTGCTGTTGAAGCTGATGATGGTTGGCAAGTAATGCGTGCGACTACCGATTTAGGTATTGGCATCACGTATACCCGTCAAGGCAATATTAACGACCTTTCATGTAAAGCGCGTTGGGATATTGACTTCGGTACTGCACTACTTAATCCAGAAATGGCTGGTGTTCAGTTGTTTAATCAAACCTAATATAAACATGACGACAGATGCCCCTTAATTGGGGCGTTGTCATTTCTGGAGTAGTGAAATGTCGAATTATCCAAAGATGCTCTACAAGGGCGACCAGAAAAACCTTGAAGACTCCACTGTTCACGACGATATTGAAGAACAGGTATTGCGTGATAGCGGATGGGTGGATTACACAGACCTGCCTGAACGCGAACAGGGGGTGAATAATCCATACATAGGTGATCGTGCTGCTGGATCAATTGATGGAATAAGCGTTGCTGAGCAAAACAAGGATCTCCAAGAACAACTTGAAGAATCTAAAGCTGAAAACGCTCAATTAAAAGAAGAACTGGTTGAAGCTCTAAAAGAAAACCAAGAGCTACGCAAGCGGATACGCTTCAAGGAACTGGAAGATAAGCCAGCAGATGAGCTTAAGGTCATTCTTGATGGGGCTGAAATCAAATACAAAGCCAATGCGGGCAAGCCAGAATTAGCTCAATTGGTGCTGGATCATGAGTCTAATGTCGGTTCTGATGAATAATACTCAATGGGAAGTATGTGAAATCCATGATTCAGTTCACGTGATGCCTCAAGGTGACTTAAAGCCACATTGTTTTAATCCGGATTGTGCATGTGGTGTGAAGTATGACAATGGTGTGTATATCCATAATTCATACGACGAGCGCGAACTGACTGAAAATTTACCGAGGTGCTAAATGTCCTGGACTAAAAGACAAATTGTTGAGCAAGCGCTTGAAGAACTAGGACTTGCATCTTATGTATTTGATATGCAGCCAGAGCAGGTTGAAAGCGCAAAACTAAAGCTAGACACCATGATGGGCTTATGGGATGCAAAAGACATTCGCTTTGGTTATCCGTTAGGCTCAAGTGCTAAGAGTGGTGATCTGGATGAGGAAACTCATATTCCAGATTATGCGGTTGAAGCGGTGCGTTTAAATCTAGCGATTCGACTTGCTGGTTCATTTGGCAAGACTGTTCCTATTGAACTAAAAGCTATGGCAAAAGATGCATTTGAAACGATTCAATTAGCCATGCTTAGCAATCCACCAAGAGTTCGGCTTGATCCATCTTTACCGCGTGGTGCTGGTCACAAAGGTGAATGTCTACCTTTTGTTGAAAAGACACCTACCAAAACAGTATTTGCTCCCGACACATCAGTGAGTTTCACAAATGAATAAACGATTAAATATTACGGATCGCATTGGTCCAAATGATTCAGTGGTGATTTGGAGTGCAAATAATCAGGATTATCGTGGTGCGCCAGTTGACTTGTTGATCGAGAAAATTCAGGAAAGTATCAAGAAAGTTGATTACCCGCCAATCAATATTCAGCACTTCAACCCGAATGCAGATTTTACGCTGGATATAGAAAATCATGAAGTCGGCACATACTTAATCCTCAATCCATCTGTAAGCATTACGACTGGCTCAATCAAACTGCCTGAGCGTTATAGTGTGAACGACGGCCAAGTGTTATTAGTTGCATGTTCTCAACAAGTGAATAACTTCTCGATTGATGGGAATAATGCGCTTGTCATTGGTGCGCCAAATGCCTTAGCAGCAAACGGCTTTTTTAAATTGAAGTACGACAAGCTTTCAAATACTTGGTATCGAGTGGGGTAAATATGCAAATCCCTATCCTTGATGGAATCTATACTGACAATAACTCTGATTTTCGCACAGCTTACCCTGTCAACCTGATTCCAGTACCAAAAGGACAGGGGATTTCAGCAGGATATTTAAGACCAGCCGAGGGTATTAATCATGTCGCAGACCTACCAGGTATAGATCGCGGTGGTATTGTTTGGCGTGGTGAGCATTATCGAGTGTGCGGAACCAAGTTTGTAAAAATCTCAGCATCCGGGCAGGTTATCGAGCTGGCTGATGTGCAATCAGGTGGGCTGTGTTCATATGATTATTCATTTGATTATCTGGCCATAAATGCGGGAAATGCTCTGTATTTGTACGATGGTGAGGAATTACAGCAAGTCACTAATTCTAATCTAGGTGTTGTGCATGATGTGATCTGGGTGGATGGTTATTTCATGACAAGCGACAGCAACAACATTGTTGTCACTGAACTAAATAATCCATTTGATGTGAATCCGCTTAAATACGGTTCTTCAGAAGTCGATCCCGATCCTATTGTTGGCTTAATCAAACTTCGTAATGAAGTCTATGTTTTAAACAGAAACACGATTGAGGTATTTGACAACGTCGGCGGTGAATTTTTCCCATTTCAGCGCATTGATGGCGCTCAAACTACCAAAGGCACACTAAGCAAAAAGACTGCATGTGTTTACATGGATGCAATTGCTATGCTTGGCGGTGGAAGAAATGAAGCTATCACAGTTTACATTTCATCTGCTGGCTCTTCGCAAAAGATTGCAACCCGTGAAGTTGAGCAAATTCTTTCAAATTACACAGAAAGCCAATTAACTGATTGTCAGTTAGAAGCTCGGCAGGTTGACGGTCACTCATGGCTGTATATCCATCTGCCAGATCAAACGCTTGTCTATGACGCAGTTGCATCGCAGACTACAGGTCAGCCAACGTGGTTTATTTTGAACAGTGGTGGTGGCTATAAAGCTCGAAATATGACTTATGCCTATAGCAAATGGTTTGTAGGTCACACTTCAGAACCGAAACTAGGCGTTCTTACAGATGAATCGGGCGAGCATTGGGGCAATGAAGTTGAATGGCAATTTGGCACAGCGATTGTTTATAACGAATCAAGCGGCGCAATCTTTCATCAGATCGAATTGATTGCCTTAACTGGCCGCAATGCATTTGGTAAAGAGTCCCGAATTTACACGCAATATTCTGTTGATGGTGTCGAATGGTCTATGCCTAAGTTTATCAGTGTTGGTAAGCGTGGGGAGCGCACAAAGCGTCTTGTGTGGTTCCAGCAAGGTTATATGCAAAACTGGCGTATTCAGCGATTTACAGGCACATCTGATGCACGACTATCCATTGCGCGACTAGAAGCCAAAGTAGAGCCGTTGGGGGTTTAAATGCTAGTTAGACCTAAAAAACCAAGTCGTGAAGAGCTTGCTAAGATTTTTAAAGACCCAAGAACCCTAAAGGCTTTTGAGCAGGTTTTTGAAATATTGCCTGGTGAAATAAATCGACAAGATGAGAATCTAGATGAAATTCAATTTCAGGTCGAGAGTGCAGCGGCTCAAGGTGTGTTAGCAATCGCCTTGATTCACGCGGTTGAAGCTTTAGCGGAAGTTAAGGCGATGGAGCCAGTACATCAATGCAATTGCCATCATGATGACTTAACGCCACGTTATGAGCATGTCACACCAGACCACATCGAACCCACCCAAATTCAATATCAAGAAATTAACTCATTGGAGCTGATCTAATGGCTGTCAAAGTAAAAAATATTATCCCTTCAAAGCGATTGGAAGATACTCAAACCAATCAACATATTGCATCAGTTAAAACCATGATTGATAAGGTGACAGTAACGAATACCACAGGGGCAGCAGTGACATTTAGTTGCAATCTAGTACCATCAGGTGGTGCTGTAGGTGATGCTAATGCAATTATTAAAGACAAGACTGTTGCGGCTGATGAAACTTATGCTTGCCCTGAGTTGGTCGGGCATGTGTTGGAGGCAGGCGATGCGATTAGCATGATTGCTAGTGCGGCTGCTTCACTTACTATTCGAGCGTCAGGGCGAGAGGTGACCTAACATGCCAAACCTTATTGTCGCTGATCTTGAAAAAGAGATGCTGAAAATGCCGCAGGCTGATTGCCCTGTAGCACATCACTTTGGACCAGGTATCTATATTCGTGAAGTCACATTGCCAGCGGGTGTTTTTGCGGTCGGTCATGCTCAAAAGTATGAGCACTTAAATATCATGCTAACAGGCAAAGTGGCAATTGTTGACGGTGATCAGGTGCGAGTGCTTGAGGCTCCATTAATCTTTACAGGTAAGCCAGGTCGCAAGGTTGGCTATGTGCTTGAAACATGTGTATGGCAGAACGTCTACGCTACAAATGAAACCGATATTGACACACTAGAAGCACACTATTTGGATAAAAGTAAGACTTGGGAAGCTTACGATAAAGAGCACTCGAAAATAGATCATGCACTCAACCAACACAACCGCGATGATTATGCGCAAGTGTTAAAAGAATTTGGCTTTGATGCTGATACCGCCCGCCAGCAGGCTGAGGATGAATCAGATCAGATTGATATGCCTAATGCGTTTAAAGCTGTGGTACAAGTCCGTGAATCTAACATTGAAGGCAAAGGTCTGTTTTTAAGTTGGCATATCGCTACAGGGCAAATCATCGCTCCCGCACGAATTTCTGGAAAGCGAACACCCGCAGGTCGCTATGTGAATCACTCGATAAACCCAAACTGTAAATATATAGCCGATGAAAAAGGCGACATATACCTTGTATCTTTACGAGATATTGATGGCTGTAAAGGTGGAAATAAGGGTGAAGAGTTGACTGTTGATTATAGACAAGCTTTAACACTAAACAAGGAGTTATCAACATGTCAGGAATAGCAACAGCAGTAGTTGGTGCCGCGGTTGTTGGCAGTGTAATGTCATCAAAAGCACAAAAAAGTGCAGCAAATACAGCAGCCAATGCTCAAATTGAAGCATCTGAAAAAGGAGTTGAGGAACAGCGCCGACAGTTTGACGCAGTTCAGAAACTCTTAAAACCTTATGCGGATGCTGGTCTTGGTGGTTTGACTGGCCAGCAAAACTTACTCGGTATCAATGGTAATGCAGCTCAGCAGAACGCTATTAATAACATTAACAACAGCTCTGAAATGCAGACCTATCTGCAACAAGGCGAAAACGCTATTTTACAAAATGCATCGGCTACTGGTGGTTTACGTGGTGGCAATACTCAAGCAGCTTTAGCACAGTTTAGACCGCAGCTGCTCAACCAATTAATCAATCAGCGTTATCAAAATTATGCTGGTCTAACCGCATTAGGTCAGAACGCAGCAGCAGGCACAGGCAATGCTGGTATGCAAACAGCAGGCAATATTTCAAACCTCTACCAACAAGCTGGTGCAGCACAAGCGGGTGCGGCTCTAGCATCTGGACAAGCCACTGCAAATGCATGGAATGGCGTTAATAGCGCAATTGGTCAAGTTGCTGGCATGAAAATGATGGGGATGTTTTAATTATGGATCCTATTAATTACATGCTTGATGTACAAAATCCAGTACAGACTGCCATGACTGGTCTCACTCAAGGTATGCAGATCGGGCAATTCATGCAGGCTAAAGAATTAGCAGAGCGCGAAGCTATTCAAAAGCAGCAAATGCAGCAAGAGCTTTCTGCATTTGCATCAAAACCAAATAAAACTCATGACGACTATGCAAACATCATGGCGCGGTTTCCATCCTTGGCTGAAAATTTTAAACGGTCTTACGATGTTTTGGATACAGGTCGTCAGCAAGCATCCTTTAAAACAGCCTCTCGCGCCTACTCCGCGGCTGCGGGTGGAAGAGTGGATATAGCAAAATCCATTCTTGAAAATGAAGCTTTAGGTTATGAAAATGCAGGGGATAAGGCGACTGCTGACCAAATGCGTAATATTGCAAAAATGGCAGATCAAAATCCAGATGGTTTTCTAACATCAACTGGCTTATTCCTCGCATCAGCAAACCCAGATAAGTTTAAGGAGACTCTGGGCGCATTAGGTGAAAATCAGATGGTGCCAGAGGAGATCAGCCTCAAGAAAGCGCAGACTGAAAAAACCAAAACTGAAACACTTTGGTATGGTGATAAAACTCAGGCTGAGATTAATAACCTTGAGTCACAAGTTGAAGATCGTCAAACAGGTCGTGTACTTGAACAGCAGAAAATGCAACTTCAAAACGATCAGTACTATGCGAAGCTCGACCAAGACCAACAGCAATTCTATGAAAAATTAAATCAGGAGGAGCGAAAGATTGCTCAGACTGTATTTAATGTGAAAGAAAAGCCTGTTGAGCGAATAGAGCGATTGGAAAAAGTTGAAAGCTTTGCAGTGGCAGCTAGAAATGCATCGGAAGGTGCAAAATTAGCAGCTCAACTAGCAAACGACACCAAGTCGATTTATGAATCAACTGGTGGTTATTGGAACAGAGCAATGCGTAATGTCCCTGGTACTGATGAGTATAATTTTGATCAAGGACTTGAAACCATGAAGGCTAAAATCTTCTTGGCTCAGATTGATCAAATGCGCGGATTGGGAGCATTGACGCAAGCTGAGGGTGAAGCATTAAGAGCATCCATTGCATCTATTAACCCAAACCAAGAACCAGAAGCTGTGCAGCAAAGCTTAACTGAAGTCGCAAAGCAGTTATCTAAAGCAGCTCAATCAGCAAACAGGAAAGCTCAAATCTACGCAACCAAAGGTAAAGGCTATTCTGCCGAGGTAGTGGAGGCCGCAAAAGCTCGCGGTGTATCTCCTGCGGAAATGCAGCAGATTGCTAATCAGCTAGGGATTGAGTGATTATTTTGTGGTAATCTTTCTTTAATAATAAGGGGGTTATCGTATGAAAAAATTCATTATTCTGGCAATGGTTGCTTTAACGGGATGTGCCACAGGGTATAAGCCACAAGGCTTAATGAGTGGTGGTTTTGAGGAAACAGAACTAGAGTCTGGTTATTTCCGCGTTACCTTTAAGGGGAATGACGCAACATCAAAAGAACGTGCAGCAGATTTTGCTTTACTTCGAGCATCTGATCTAATGATGCAAAAAGGCTGCTCGGCTTTTAAGGTGGTAAGCCGAGCGGATAATAGTCGATCTAGCGCCTTGTTTTTACCACAAACTCAATCAACCACTGCGTCAGCTACGGTTGTGGGGAATTCAGCATTTGGCAGCGCAAACACATCTTCTTATGGTGGCGGAATGGTAGGGATTGTTTTTCCAAAAATCTCACTAGATGTTAAATGCTCGGCAGATACTCCAAATCTCGAGCAAAATATTTACGATACCAAATTTATTAATCAGTCGCTAAAAACCAAATATAAAGTTTCACAGTGATCAGATCATAAAACCATACCGCCTTCGGGCGGTTTTTTATTGTCCAAAGGAAAAGTTATGGCGTCTTTACAACAGAACGTAATGAAAGCCTTCATGAAAGCAGGATTAAGCGAAAATCAGGCTCGTATCATCACTGCGGAAGTTGGGCGTGAAAACTCTTTCGACCCAAGTGTTGTTTTTGGTGTCCACACTGACGACAAAAACAAGAAAACCAATGTTGGTTTGCTGTCTTGGCAGAGTGGTCGTGAAGCGCCATTGCTTGCAAGACTTAAATCAAATGGTTTGTATGTAGATGGTAAGATTCAGCAAAGTCAGGAATCACTTGATGAAATGGCGAAATATGCTGTTCATGAGATCAATACAAGGCCTGAATACGCAGCAACAAAGAAAACTTTTTTATCCAATCCAGATGTAGATTATGGCACAGCAGCCAAGGTGCTAGGCACAAACTTTATCAAGTGGCGTTACAACGATCCAGAATACAAATCTGGACACAAGAATCGGGATGATTTTTATAGACAATTAGGCGGCAACCCAAAGAAATGGAATGAAACTAAAGCTATGGTCGGAGAAATCAAACCACCTAACCGCAAGCCAGCGCAAAATAGAATCAATCAATTGGTGGCTACTTACGACAAGCAAGTCAAGTCTAGCACAACCAAAAATCAAATTAATCCACAGCAAAAACAGGATCGAGTGAATAGCTTACTGGCTGCCTTTGATAAACAAAATCCAGCGAGTCAAGCAACTCCAACTGGATTACCTGATTTTGATGAAAATGGCGTGATTCGAGAAGATCAACCAACACAACCAAAACAACAGCAAGCACCATTAAGCACAATGGATAAAATTATCGGCGGCACAGAAGCAGGCTTGACGGTTGCAACTGGTGTAGTCGGTGGTGTGATTGGTCAGGCTGCTGGTGGTTTTCATGGCATCGCCGAATCTGTCGTTGATGGCACATTTGGCACACAGCAAGGCGCACAGAATGCCTTGAATCGAGCCACACAGGCTTCTAATGCTCTAACCTATCAACCAAAAACGGCAGGCGGTCAACGTGCTGTAGGCGCAGTTGGTGAGTTTATTGACGATACTGGTCTTGATACTTTGCCGCCTGTCTTGGGTGGTGGTGTCGGAACTGCTGCTGCAACTCTAGGGCGTGCATCTGTACCAGTGGCGACCACAGCGGCAAGGGAAGTAGCTCAAGCTGCAAAACCTGTTGTGGCGCAAGCGGTTGAACAAGCTAAACGTCCAGTTAATGCTGTTACGGAAGCAGCTAAAAATATCTTTAATCGTGAGAGCGCAAACAATGGTCCAGCGCCTGCAAACATTGGCGCTGCTCAAGTAGATCAGGCGACTATTCGTCAAGCTTTAGCAGCTGACCTGCCTTTTACGCCTGAACTCACTAGAGGTCAGATTAGCCGTGATCCTGCTCAGTTAAAGTTTGAAGTTGAGACTGCAAAAAATGCAGAGATGGGCGCACCACTTCGCCAGCGCTATGAAGATCAGCATTTAGTAATTCAGCAAAACATTGATCACTTTATTGAGTCCACAGATGGACTAGCAACAAATATGCGTGAAGCTGGTATAGCGGTTGACACTGCACTTCAAAAACAGATGAAAGCCGATAAGAACCGTGTTCGTGTTGCATATAACAAAGCTGATAATTCAGCTGAAGCGCAAACCCCTGTTGATTTAACCACACCAATTAATAATGGTGGCAATCCAACAACCGTTTTAGATTATTTAAACTCTCAACCCGATCTACCAACCACTCCAATTCTAGCAACAGCCAAAAAGACAGCAGTCAGCCTTGGTATTGCTGAAAAAGATCCAAATGGCAGCCTTATTTCTAAAAACCCAAACATTAAACAGATGGAGCAATGGCGAAGTCAAATTAATCAAAACGTAAATGCGGAAGCTCCCAATATTCGTCAAGCTGCAATTTTAAAAAGCATGATTGATGAGCATATCGGGCCAGCTGAGGGTGCGCTTTATAAAGCAGCTAGAGCTGAACGAGTAAAGGTGGCTAAACGTTGGGAGAATACTGCAATTATGCATGATTTGACCAACAAAAAAGCCAATTCAAGCGACCGCATTGTTGCATTAGAGGATGTTCAGAAGCGGATTATTCACGACGGCTCACTTGATGATTTGCGTGTGGCTAGAAGAGCATTATTAACTTCTGGGGAAGAAGGCAAACAAGCATGGAAAGATATTCAGGGGCAAACGCTTCAGGAAATCAAGAATGCTGCTACAGCTGGAATTGCTCCAGATGCTAGAGGGAATCAAATGATTAGCCCTGCCGCTTTGAATAAAGCAATCAAGAGATTAGATGACTCAGGAAAGCTGGATTTCATTTTTGGTCAGCAGGGGGCGGAAAAACTAAGGTCCTTAAATGAGATTTCTAAAACAATCTTCACTGTGCCAGCATCAGCAGCGATCAATCACAGCAATACGGCTGCAACACTATCAGCAGCAATGGACTTGGTGTTATCTGGCATGTCAGGCTTTCCAGCACCAGTCGCTAGTGCATTACGCCTATCAACCAAACATATTAAAGATCGGAAAATTCGCAAGCGTGTAGAAGACGCATTAAACCCACGGAGTTAATTTATGACCATGTTTTTAGCACCCTACACAGCCATTGCTGATATTGATGGAAGCCCGCTTGATGCGGGTTTTATTTATTTTGGGGAGTACGGAAAAGACCCAGAGCTTTTCCCGATTGAAGTGTTTTGGGATGCTGATTTTGCGGTACCCGCTGCACAGCCGATTCGCACGCGAAATGGCTATCCTGTGCGCAATGGTAGCCCGTGTAAAATTTACCTAAAACAAGCGGAGCACTCTTTAGTTGTTAAGAATAAAAACCTGAGCGCGATTCTTGTTGAAATGAACAATAAGGGCATCTCATCAAGCATGCTTGTGCGACCTAATGGAGATACGGTTGAAACAAGTCTGACTAATATTGATGCGGAATTAAACAACAAACAGCAACAGATTGATGAAAAACCAAGTCAGCAATATGTTGATGAAGAACTTGATTTAAAAGCGCCCAAAGAAACTACTTATACAAAAACTGAAGTTGATACTGCTTTATCGCTAAAAGCACCTCAATCAAACACATACACAAAGGCTGAAGTAGATACTACATTTGCAGCCTATGTTGGCGGTAGAAAAGCCTACACAACGCTAGCATTAGCACAAGCAGCACAATCTTCATTGCCTGCGAACACTGCTATTGAAGTCACAAACGATTCAACAGCAGCAAACAACGGAACATACCAATGGAACGGTACAACACTGACAAAGAGTGCTTATGATCCACTAACACAGGCGAAAAACCACACAGATCAATCCGTAAACACTCTTGAAAATTCAATTTTAACACCATCAAAAAATCTTTTTAATCCAGCAACAAAAGTAACAGGGAAATTTATTTCAAACGACCCTGCGGGCGTTATTCAAAATCTTGCAGGCTGGTCAATATCCGACTACATACCTGTAACTTCAGGATTGTCTTATGCTGTTTCAGCAGAAGCGAGACGCATAGGTTTAGCTTTTTACGACTCTGAGAAAGTTTTAGTTGCAGGGAGCTATAACGGAAGCAACCCTGCAATTGTTACAGCACCAGTTG